TACAATCTCTTCTTGCGCGGGATTTAACTTTTCCTGTTTCCAGAAATCATACCAAGCCATATTTTTCTCGTTGTATTTCTACCCAGCGCTTCTGCTTTTCTGCGGTGTGAAGCGGGGGGTTTCTTCCGTAAATGGAATGTAGTTTCAGATGATGATCGTGACATAGGGTGACTGTTTCAGTATAAAGTTCAGCCCAATTATCATCTATAAATTCGTCTCTCCAGATTATTAAATACTCATCTGTGTAATGGTCTGGACGAAGCTTTTGCTTCTCACTTAACCATTTACGCAGTAAAGGAGCTAGAGTATGGAAATGGTGAAAGTCTAACTTTATCTTGACGCCGCATATCCGACATTCAGAACCCTTCTCGTATTTCGATTTTGCCCTATCTCTTATGTATTTTACTGGGTCTCTTTTTAATTCTACCATCTAATTTTAATCATTATAGCCATGAGTCAGTTGAAAGTCAAGAATTATTTTTACTCGGTGTTTAGAATGTTGGAGCGTTCTCTTCAAAACTATAGAGTGCGTATCTCAACGCGTCTGCCATGTGAGAGGATGAATCATGAACGGGCTTCTCTCGAATCAAGTTGGGATTCGGGTCCCATCTATACATATCTAGTGAGCGCAATGTTTCGGTGCAGCTCGAGTCTACGATAAGACGATCGTTATCAATAAGACTTGCCACATGACCAATCCCGTCAACCACCGATTTCTTGGCGTTGATAGTAGAAATATCATACTGCTGTGCAAGATCGAATCTTGTCTGTGCGGCGGCTGCATCGATAAAACAATAGTCGACCTCTCTTCTTTCAATAATTTCACCAAGGAAGCCAGCGTGTTCCTCTGTCGTGCGTTCTGCCGCATAATACTCTTCCATTAAATAATATTTGTGTCCGTCATATGCGATACAACAAAATGCTGTGGGGTCTTTAAAACCTACGTCAAGCCCCGAGATAATATCGCAGCCTGTAAAATCCATTTCTGATAAGTCTTGCACGCACGTATCATAGTTAAGTGTCCAAATCTGTCCTTCAAACACATTAAAGTCTGCTTCATATTCCTGAGCAAATTCTGCGGTTGACATAGAACGTCGTGCTTCCGCAATATCAGTTTCTGAAGCTCTTGGGTTATCATGCCAAGTTGCCTTTATGCTTACCCACTCCTCAAAATCATCGGTGAACCCACGATTAAAAAAGCGACTAAACCAATTATTCCTTCCACGAGGAGTACTAATAAAGAGAGCTTTAGATCCCGGCTTATCGAGTGTTGGCCTGATAGCAACATTAAACGCTGTCTCTCCATCTGCCAATGCGGCCTCATCAAAGAGAACAAAGTCATAGCTCCTCCCTACAACAGAATCAATCTGATTTACAGATCCTAGTCTAACAGTAGACCCGTTTGTTAATTCAATTACACGATCTTTCGCGTTATCTCGTGCTACTTCTAAATCAAAATGCTTTATTAAATTGCGTTGTAAATCGAAGGAGATATTAGAAAGATTGTAATTAGGACTGACAATAAGTACATGGCATCCTGGAACGAGGGCGACGCATTGGGCAATAATATTTCCGATATACGTCTTCCCTTGACGACGACTAAGAGCACCAACAATAAAACGATACTTATCGGAATTAATTGCATTTATTAAGGCCACCTGAGAAGGAATTGCCTCTATACCTAGCAATTCCAGATATTGTTCAATCGGTACTTTTAAAAACTTACCCGGTAATATTTTGTCGAGAACTATGTCTCGTCTGCTGACTTCCATTCTTCTTCACACTCGCAAGGGTCACATTCACATTCTTCACATACTAGAGAGGCTTTTCGTAGCTTCTCTAAAGGGCTCCAAGTAGTCTTCTCAACAGGAGCTTCTTTCATTACTGCTTGGTGAATTCCTGCAGCTTTTAGGGCTTCTTCTTCTGTAGCATATTTTGCTGATGAGCCAGCTACTTTCCACATATTGCCTTTTTTAAAAATCATAGTATGTTTCCTGATGCCAATAATCCTGCTAAGAAGAGGATAAGGGCTCCGCCTACTGTCCAGACGAGTTTATGAAGTTTATCGATGGATTGCTGCATTTCTTTATATCGAATACGGCTATCTTCCGAAGCTTTCTTTACTTCATTAAATATAGTTTTCCATCGTTCTTCACAGACTGCTTCGTGGGTACGAAAGTCTGTAAGAAGGTCATTCTGGTGCTGGGTTTCCAAGTAGTTTCTCCATTAACTTTCCATAGTTACCTTCGCCGAATGGAGAATTGATTTGCACATTTTGCTGTTTAATATTTGTAGTAGCTTTTGCTTCTTTCGTATGGTCAACAGTTATTTTATGCGCGAGTGCAATTATATCAACGAGGTCTTTACTGGAATACTGCTCAGAGTCCCTAGCTTCTTGAAGTTTGTTTTCGATTACTTCATCAAGAAGCTCTGCGAGCCTGAAACGATTGCGATATCCTTGGTCCAAATAGACCGAATTGATGTAGTCTTTTACGTCACTTTTTTCTAGCACTTCGTAAACTTTGTCAGGAGTAACGCCTAGGCTGCTTGCAGCCGTTAGCGCGGACCCCGTAGACAAATATGCATTTGCCACTTCGAGATTTTCTGGTGCCATCTTTACGAGTTTCATGGATTCATTGTATTATGTTGAGACCGAAAAGTCAAGAACTTTTTTTAAGAGGGTTCTGTTGGCCAGACAAAGTTTGTTGGAAGATCCAAATCTGAAGGAATTGTTATATCTCTCAAGGCTTGTCTATACGTAACCCACTCAGCTTTCTTCTCATCGGTAAGAGGAGAATCCGTTCCTTGAGTCCAGTCTGACTGATATAGTTTTGCAAGTCTCAACTCTAGAACACGTTTTGATACTCTATCACTGGCAATATCCCAAGATTCTGTTTCTGAATTCCATACAGTCCATTCAGGGTCGGAAGCTCCTCTATTTACCCAATCACCTTCCTTTCTAAAGTAGCAGTTTAGAAATTGAGAAGGATTTATGAAACCTATAGATTCTAGTTCATCTTCTCTTAAATAGATTACTAATTCTCCGTTCCAAATAGACCCATTAGCTGGGGGTTCTGAAGGGAAAGACTGTACGTGGGAAATGACTCCCGTAGTTGGATGGGTATAAGCTATATATGCGTAAATCATTTTAAGTTGTCCTTTGTAGTATAAATAAAGTGGAGATATTAGGGTAACCAAACCAAGTATAGGTGTTTGGGAAGGTAAAGGTAGTAGCCTGGTTTAGTCCCTGTATAGTATTAGCAGTATAATTCCAGTAAGTACCTTGAAAGATTATCACCCCATTTGTAAATTTCATATCGCCAAAGCCATACCAAATATCTGTCAAACTTCCAGAATATAAAACTGGTTTAAATTGATAGTCATTTGGGTAACCGAAACTCTGTGTAGAGCCTGGGGGAATTATATCTATTAATTTTGGTCCTTTGCTATATCCTGAAGAGTACTGTAATGTTGTGCCGTCTGATTTAAAAACTTTTATTCCATAATCTGCAGAGTTATCCTCAGCTCTTTGAGAAGTTCTTTTTACTAATAGATATTCTACGGTAGCTCCGGAAGCATTTGTCCATCTATCTATACCTCCAGCCCCTCCTCCTTTCGAAGTATTACCATCTATGTGTCCTGTAGTAGTTCTTCGAACAAAGAGTATTTCATTCGCGGAATTATAATCTACAGCCGAGGTATTCGCTACTGTTCCAGTATCAATTACAGCTAAAGATTCTTGGCCTGTGCTGAATTGTAAATTTCCATTTTCGTTGTAAACTTCTATTCCATATCCCATATTAAAACCTCATCCCAATATAATCAAAATTTAAAGTGTAGTTTGACGTATCAGTTCTAAAAGTAACTGTAAATAAATTAGTGCCTCTATTTATAGTAAACTGGTTCGATGACCAAGCTCCTGCAGCAGGAATATTATCTAAAATCCATACCTCGAACTCTGAAGAATTAGTAGGTGTCATTCCAGGAAAACTGATATCAGCGGAAGTTCCTGTGTAGGTTGAGGGGGTACCCACGGCAGTTGTTCCTGAATTAACAGAAGTACTTCCAAAAGTAACAACCCCGGGAACTCTATAAGTTGTATCTAAAGTTAAATCCCCTGCAGCGTTAAACACTTGCATACCATAAATACTTGACCCAGCATTATAAGCGCCTAGAGTTTTTACTTCAGTATCATAGGCACCTGAAGTATCTTCATCTTGAGAAGCAAAATAATATCTAGTAGTACTATAAGGTTGTGTAAAACTATTTGAAGTTTGCCAGCCGGTTGCGGGTGGTGTGGAAGTTGTATGTTGTATGTATTTAAGGGTACCGCCTGAACCATTAGCGGATAAGTTAACTGTAGCTGTAGCATCAGTTCCGTCAATATCTACTATACCAATAGAGGAGATAACGGGAGCTTGAATTCCTCCCGTACCCATCGTTATAGTGATAGTCTTACCAGTATCTATATAAGTATTACCACCACCATTAGCAGCACTCCGTTTTGCATACGCAGTATAAACTTCTTGAGTAGTGGGAACGTCAGTAACAGTTATATCACCATTACCATTTCTACTCTCGTGTTCAGTTCCTGAAGAGTCTCTTATTTGATACGTGTCTAATGAACTACCCCCAGAGACTGTTACAGTCCATTGAGTGGTTCCTACAGTCAAATTTAATGCAGTGGGATTTAAAGTAATACTGGTTACTGGGAGTGTTATTGTTCCTATACTCCAGCCGTTACCTCTTGCTGTTCCTTCAAATGCAGTATAAATGTGTGTACTGGTACCATAAGAGCTAGAAGAAGTCGCTCTTAGTCTTACAGTAGTTCCGTTATTTACAACGGTAGCGGCAACAGCAGTCCAAGTGCCTCCATCAATCTGCATTTCAGGGGTATCATGTGAGTTACTAAAGAATGTCATACTAGCCGCAGCTTCCATTCCGGCTAATGTATGTATCTGTGAGTAGTATACGGTACTTATCTGTGCTCCTGGTTGGTCTACCCAGTTCCAATCATCTGGGACTTGATTGGGCGCTCTAGTTCCTATACTCCAGCCGTTACCTCTTGCTGTTCCTTCAAATGCAGTATAAATGTGTGTACTGGTACTATAAGAGCTAGAAGAAGTCGCTCTTAGTCTTATAGTAGTTCCGTTATTTACAACGGTAGAGGCAACAGCAGTCCAAGTGCCTCCATCAATCTGCATTTCAGGGGTATCATGTGAGTTACTAAAGAATGTCATACTAGCCGCAGTATCCATTCCAGTTAATGTATGTGTTTGTGATTCGTATAAGGTACTTATCTCTGCCCCTGGTTGGTCTACCCAGTTCCAATCATCCGGAATTTGATCGGTCACTGCTCCGATTGACATATAAAATACAGATGATATATTGCCAGGGTTAGCTCCCGAAGTATCTACGGCAGTTATACTATCGGTTTGGCCGCCAGCGGCGGATTGAATAGTTCTATACCCAGAAGTGGTATTTGCATTTACTACTAAGTTTGAACTACTATTCCAGTAGCCAACTTGCCACCCTTGTATTGTAGCTGACCCATTCCAAGTGGAATCGTCACCGTCACCGTCAGTAAAAATATTTTGTACTCTTACTCTATCTCCTACCTGAAGAACTAAAGGATCCCCAGAAGATAGCCCATCACCTCCTGACGCGGACCAAGTAATAGTGTCGAAAAATTTATCGTCACCAGTATTTATTACTAAAGTATAATCAGCCATATCGAACCATAGTAACGAAAATTGTTTCCTCCTCTCTAGAGAAGGTATTATTTTGTCTGCAATTATAAGAGGTAATAGAAAAACCTTCGTCTTTTATCATAAAAAGAGTTGCTTCCTCAAAAAAAGAGGTGTTACATTTTTTAGTTGTAAAAGATGTTCCTTTGGAGTAGTCATATCGAATAATATGATTTTTTGCTTCTTCTGTACTAGGTACTATACAAAAAGACTTAAAATCTGTGTCATAGTTACCTACTCTATTTTCAAGATTATGAGATATTGCCCAACCATCATCTCGAAGATTTATAAAGCCCTCTTTGAAACAGTTAAGATCGATCCACTGACCATTTTTTAAGCCTTTAAAAGTCATGCTGCCAGAAATAGTTACTGTAAGCCAGTTACAGTAACCAAAACCAGTAATCTCAGTTGATTTTTTATAACCATAATCTATAGCATCCTCCCTAGGGGAGGGGGGTACTACCTGGTGTTTTATGCCTTGAGTTTTATCAAGTATAGTTTGGCCTGCCTTTACTTCGGACAAATATACCTTAAAACCAGCTACGTCATGTATTTGTGAAAAATTGTACATTAACAATGCTCCTTTTAACAACCAATTATACTTCTAGAGAACAAAAATGTCAAGATATTTTTTTCAGAAGGTATAGCGAACTTCAGTTTCAACCTTAGTCTTGGCAGAGCCAGTGTCTTTAGTCTCTAGTTTTCCTTTGATGGTTACATCATCGAATTTGAACTTGTATCCGGCTTCATAACTATGGCCCTTCGTCATGGGCCCAATTTCAAAATAAAAATTATTCTTTGCCTTATACCCGAGACGTAAGTGATTAGTAGTCTTTTCTTTCTTCATCTCATTCTTGTATTCAACATAAGGTGCAGCTTTAATATCTAAACTTAAAAACATAAACACCGATCCTATAAATACGAGGGCCACGAGTGTTTCTTTCCAATTCTTCTTCATGTTATATCTCCAGAGGCTTTGTGAACTTTTTTCACAGGGGATATTATAACATAGTTTTGTTAAGGTTTTATAAAGATTTGTTTAAGAATTAAAAAAGGGGCCGAAGCCCCTTTGTCATTAGAAACGATAGGATAGTTTCGCTTGATAATGTCGCGGCAGTTCGGGGAGAACAACCGTAGTACCAAATAGATCTGGAAAGTTTGCTCGGAAGTAACGCTCATCTGTAACGTTCTTCGCTGCAACAATGACAGACCAGTCTTCGGCGTCATAGCTCATGCTAAGATTGACTAGTGTATATGCGGGAAGAGTAACTGCGAAAGACTGACCGGATGCAACCGCGTCTACATCAACTACGCTACCGCTGACAGCAAAGCCATCACCAAAGTCGTAGGTGCCTGTCACAGACATGATGGTTTCGGGCATACCGGCTCGAACGCCTTTCGAAGGACCAACATCAATCAAACCACCAACTTGACCGCCCCATAACAGAGTTGGGTCGATTAAAGGCAAATCCGCTTGACCTAGAAACGAGAACTCATTCCCAGCCGCAATGGTTGCTAACATCAGTGCTTGCATGTTGCTATAGCCCATCGTCATCAAGAACTTGTCCGTTACAGCCCAACGCAACTCAAACTCTGTACCATCTGTTTTCACAGCCTGGTTTACAGTGATTGACTGTGCATTGAAGTCTGTGCGCTCCATTTCATAAGAAGACACTGCGAAGTAGAGACGATCGTCTAGAAGACTTCCTTTCACACCATATTCCATCAACTCTGACGAGCCAAAGGCATTGCCAGTAAATACGTTACCGACTTGTACTTCCGCTCCCTGACCCGCAATGACAGTGCTCTGCTCTGACATTGTTACATAAGGTACGAGACCGATTGGAGTTGCCCAGCTTAGCGAACCTGACCACGATACACCACTAGGCTCATCTGAAGCAGTATTTACCACAACGTCCACTCCACCTTCGGAAGATGTAAATGCTGAATCTGATTGTGTGAAGCCTTCAGGAGTTGTACTTGTCATATCAATTACGTCATAACGTGCACCTAGAAGAAGAGACAGTCCCGAAGCATGTGCAAAGTCTACCATTACCCCGAAACCCAGGTCAGTATAATCCCCAACATAATATTCGCTATAGTCGCTACCACTTCGAGTTGCCAGTAGTCTTCTATCAAGAGCCGTTGAAGGCCCCGTCAAGTCACGTCGGCTAAAGTACTCGTTATAGTAGTCATCACCATGAGTAAACTCAGTTCGTCGAATCGAAGGAGAAATCTGTACTGAAGTCGTCATAGAGGACCCATCAAACACACCCGACAGAATCAACTGATCCTCTACAACCGATGCGTCATGAAACTGAGAAAACCCGTAAGCGTTCTCATTCAGGTTCTCATAGCTTTCGTAGAATAACTTATTCGTCAAAGTCCACTCGCCAAGAGCAACATCAACATCGAAGTACAGAGTCGCCACTTTATTCTCTAAGGTGTCATCCGCAGCGATAAGTGTTGAAGACATGGGCAGAATTGCAGTTCCAACGTTCTCTAAGGCCATATTCGAAGAAGTGTAGTCATAACCGAAAGAAGCATCGGAGAGACCGGCGAGATCAAGATTCTGCTGCCCGAAGAAGGCATAGAGAGCAAAAGGATTGATATTGCCTGCATAGTACTCATCGTGAGAGATGAAGCCGTCTCCAGATGTATCGAGAGGAGTAGGAGTACCGGTGATATAAACCCCGTTGTCAATAAGGTCTTGAGTCAAACGGTTCCAGCCAGCGTTTTGGCTACCCTGATAGTCGTGAAGCATACCACCGAACTGAAGTCGAACATTGTCGCTAAAGTCCATATCGAACGATGCTTGAACGAGTGATTGATTCACACCGGGGGCATTTGTGTAGAAGCTGCCCGAATGTTCAACTTCTCCATAGAGGTAGTAGCCAACAGGCTTTCCACTGATTGCTGCAGGGCCACCGACTTCGGCAGTGAGAACATTACGATCCCAGCTTCCACCAGAGTAGGAAATCTCTCCGATGCGCGCGGGAATATAAGAACCTGTCTCTTCGATACGGGCGGACTTGGGATTGAAGTTGAGGTAACCACCAATCTTACTAGGACCCATGATAGGTGACGCGGGACCGCGAACGATGTCTACTCGGTCAGAGGCTCCAATCGGGGTAGGATAGTTGCCGGGGTTATCGAGGCGTCGAATACCTCGAAAGTATGTCTCACCCGCAGTACCACGTACATCGAGTGAGCCTGCTACACCGAAGAACGATTGTGTGAAGGTTCCAGGTGCTAGAACAACGAGTTCGTCGATATCCTGCATATTGAAACGGTCCATCATTTCTTCGGAGATTGTAGAAGCGCTTCGGGGTGTATCTAGAATAGACTTCTCGAAGCCGAAGACGGATTCTACGCGTTCGCCGGGAAGTGACCCGAGATCTCCTTTGACGACGATTTCTTCCAT